ATGGAAGGTCGAGATTGGATTTTTAATGAAGCTGCTAATTCCTGGGTATTAGAAGAATTAACAGATAAAATTAAAAAATCTGGTAAAAAATTAGATGAACAAAAAGCATTATCTGTTTTCAATATGTTCATTAATGAAATCAAATCAAAATTTAAATAATAATATATACTTAAATAAAGAAATGTAAGGAAGAAAACATGTCAATTAAAATGGGTTCAAAAGAACATGCTGCCGATTTAAGAACAGCCATAGAAGATAGTATAAAACATGTTCCACATGATGAAGATGCGCCATATAGAGCAATATATGATAGAGTTTATGGTACATATCATATAATTAATACTGGCACCAAAAAAATAAAAGCAATTTCTGTTGCAGATAGTGGAGGATATGCAATGAGCACCGCAAAGTATTATAATAGGCAACATAAAAATGAAAAAGAAAATCAATTTGATGAATCAAAAGAATATGATGTTGAAACTATATTATCCGAAATGCAATTAGACGAAACAGCCGCATCCGATACATTAAAACCAAATTCAATGCCAGCAGATGGTATGACCAAATCTGACATGCTTTCTGGTATGATGCAATCATTAAATGGTATGAAAAAATCAGAATTAGTTGATTTCTTCAATCAATCAATGGCTCAATTCGGTCCAAATGCTGATCTTGGCGTTCCTCCCGGCGCTGCTGCTGGAAATGCAGCTACTATTAGAGCAAAAGCATCCCCAGTTAAAGAAGATGTTGATGCTATGTTCTCTGAATCTGAATTATCAGAAGAATTTAAAACTAAGGTTTCTACATTAATTGAAAGTGCTGTTAATGCAAGATTAACAATTGATGCTGCTAAACTCCAAGAATCACAAGAAGTTCAATTTAATGAACTAGCTGAAGAATATAAAACTGAATTAGCAGAGGGTATTGATGAATATCTAACTCATACTGTTAATGAATGGGTAGAAGCAAATAAACTTGCTGTAGAAAATTCAATTAAATATGATCTACAGGAAAGTTTCATGAAGGGTATGCATAAATTATTCACTGAACATTATGTTGATGTTCCAGAAGATAAATATGACCTTTTAGGTGAATTAGAAAAAGAACTAGAAACTATTAAACAAGAAATGAACGCTATTCAAAATAGAAACTTTGAATTAGCTACAACTAATGAAGAATTAGTTAGAGACGTTATTATTATAGGAATGACTAAAGATTTAACTGAAAGTGATTCATTAAAATTCCTAACTCTAGTCGAAAATCTAAGTTATCAAGATATGGATGATTTTCAATCTAAATTAGTAACTATTAAAGAAGCTCATTTTTCTGGTAGTGATGATGTCATTACAGAGCAAGAAGAAGTGATTGGAATTGCTTCTTTAACTGAGGAAGCAAAAGGCAGTTCTAATACCGATCAAATTACTGATCCTGCAATGGCAAGCTATATTAACGCCATCGCTAGAACTACCAAAATCTAATAAAAAATATATATAATTAAACACAAGGAGTTATTTAAATGGAACTTAATGAAGAAATCGTAAAAAGATGGAAACCACTACTAGAAGTTGCAGGTCTTCCTCCAATTACTGATGCTAGACGTAGAAGTGTTACAGCTACTCTGTTAGAAAATACTGAAAAAGCAATTAGAGAAACTGGGTCTTATAACCCACGTTCACTGTTAGAAGCTGGCGTGCCAACTAACGTAACTGGTTCTAGTATTGATAATTACGATCCTGTATTAATTTCTATGGTCCGCAGAACTATGCCTAACATTATGGCTTATGATGTTTGTGGTGTTCAGCCTATGACTGGTCCTACAGGTCTTATCTTCGCCATGCGTTCACGTTATACCAATCAATCCGGCACGGAAACATTCTATAATGAAGTTAATACTTCTTATGCATCTGTTCTTTCTGGTGCTAACACTGTTGGTAATAAACATGTTGGAACACTACCAGGGACTACATCAGTAACAGCTAACCTTGCCGAAGAAGGTATCTACAACTTTGGTGGTGGTATGTCAACTGCTCAATCCGAAGCCCTAGGTGCATCTGGTAATACTGCAATTCCACAAATGAGTTTCAGTATCGAATCAATGTCCGTTACTGCAAAATCTCGTGCGCTAAAAGCTGAATACTCACAAGAAATGGCCCAAGATTTACGCGCCATTCATGGTCTGGATGCTGAAACTGAATTAGCTAACATTCTAACCACAGAAATTCTTGCTGAAATCAATAGAGAAGTAATTAGAACCATTGCTATTACAGCTACTCGTGGTGCTAATACCGGAACAACCACATCAGGTATTTTCGATCTTGATACAGACTCAAATGGTCGTTGGTCAGTTGAAAAATTCAAAGGTCTAATGTTCCATCTAGAACGCGAATGTAACCAAATCTCACGCGATACTCGTAGAGGTAAAGGTAATATTATGATTTGCTCTTCTGATGTCGCATCAGCAATGCAAATGGCCGGCATTCTAGATTATACTCCTGCTCTTAACTCAAATCAACTGAATGTTGATGATACTGGTAATACTTTTGCTGGTGTTCTAAATGGTAGACTACGTGTTTATATTGATCCATATGCCGAAGGTGGTAACTATGCCGTTGTAGGTTATAAAGGTCCTTCTACATTCGATGCTGGTATTTTCTACTGTCCATATGTTCCACTACAGATGGTTCGTGCGGTAGGTGAAGATAATTTCCAACCTAGAATTGCTTTCAAAACCAGATATGGTATGGTAGCAAATCCATTTGCCGAAGGTATTACCGCAGGTAATGGGGCATTAACAAAAGATAGTAACAAATATTACAGAAGAATCCTTGTTACCAACCTAATGTAAAATATATACTTTCTTTATAGAAAATATTCATCCTCTAGTATTAATTTACTAGAGGATTTTTATATGTCCATACTGATTGTCCACTATCCCAATACATTTTATATTTGTTATTGAACATATTTTCTCTTTCACTTAGATTCTCGTCATATTTTTTCAACTGGTCTTTTAATTTATGTTTTTGGAAATTCATTCTATTATAACTAATAACTCCATTAGTCCATCTATATCCAGGTTTACTATAATGAGAAAATGTAAATCCTAAATTGTTATATACATTACCTTCACTATACTGTCTATCCGCATAGGAAATAACTGTATTTGGATTATGAGTATTAATAAAATATTTAAATAATTTAGATGATCCTCCTACAACATTATATCCAATTTTCGTGCATAATCTAATAAGTTCCCATTCATTTTGTTTATCAAATCTTGGGGAACCTAAAGATATTATTTGTAGTAATTCGTCATTATAATATAGGCCATATTTTAATTTAGATTGAGAGTATCCTGAAATATGATTTTCCCCACAAAAAGATTTGCATATTTCAGTTGATATTTCTTTTACTATACCGTGTCTGGCAAAAATTCTATTTGATTTCTGTATTTTATTTAATATCATTGATTTACATATATGTTTTTTAGATATCCATTGTTCATCAGTAAATTGGAACAATGAAATATTTTTATTTTTACATTGCTCTGTTTTAATCAAATGTCTATCAGTTTCTATAGTAGAAGAATGCCAATATAATCCATTAATTTCCAATGCAAATTTATATTGCGGTAGATATACATCAAGTTCTAAATTTAAATTATCTAGAATCCCCTTAACATTGGTTAATACTTCAATGTTATATTCATTTAAAAATTCACTTAATTCTTTTTCATGAGAACTTCTATTACAATAATATTGAATTTCTATATCATGTTTAATTAAATAATCTATTACCGTTCCATAATATACATTCAAATTTTCTGCTATTTGTGTAGATGTTAAATTTTTAGTTACATACTCATTATACATATATTCATAATTTAATAATTTATTCAGTGCGCCAGGATTAGATTTTTCTAATTTCGATTTATTTAATATAGTCTTAATTTCTTTTCTTTGAGAATTAAACTCGTGGCCATATTTTTCTTTATTAGTTTCCTTCATTTTTCTAACTTTTTCAGTTTGATCTATGAATTTAAATTTACTCGTGTCTTTATTCTTATCCTTTAAATAACAATTTCCTGAACAATATTCAGATATTTCTTTTCTATCATTCAAGTGTTGATGTTCATTATTACAGGTTTTACATTTTAATAATGATGTATATCCTGCGGATATAAATTTAAGTCTAGTTGTTAAATTAGTAGATAAATCTAAATAATGAGATAAATTTAATACTTCATCATGTAACAAAGTGTCTTTATTTTTTAATACAATCAATTTGCGGTGTTTTACATTAGGAATTAATTGTTCAATTTTATCTACTAATTCTCTCATTATTACCTCAATGGTATCATGGGTCCCAGCCATTTACATTTATCACAATGATATCTGTATGGCGCGACTATTTTTAATCTATTATTTCTACACGATGGACATAGAATACCTAAATCTATTAAAGGTGGTTTGATTTTAGTTCGTCCCAAAAATCCAAGAATAATTCCTATAATAAAATATATCATTTCTCTTTCTTAAATATACTATTAAAAAATAAAATATCTTCATATAATTGTTGGGTTAAATCGGGATCATTAATAATAATTTCATTTAGAATATCAAGAAAGGTGATTTCATCACCAATACTTTGTCTTTCAATCTCCCTATAACTGCTACACATATTTGTAAAAATTTTATTATAATATGGGTTAATAATATCAATTATGTGCCCTACTATCACTAAAGTATCCGTATCATTTTCTGATAGGTATGAATACTCCACATTATTATCTGCTTCAAATTTTAATGATGTAATACACCGCCAGACATTTCCCATATAAATATGATCTTCTTTTACAATCATAGTATCAAAGAACATTACATGATGATAGGTTTTTAGTGTAATTCTATTTACGATATACATTATATTAGAAATATATTTACTGGAAAATGCCATATCTTCGGGAATGATTTTATTATTCAATAAATATCGAATAACATTATCAATCTTATTTAAATTATCATCAGTATATTTAACCATTATTAAAACTTGCCCCTATAATAAGTAACCCGATAATGAGTAAGAATACGGCATAGATAAATGCCACAGCATTTTCATATTTATTCAGTTCATTGAATATTTTCTTACCATTCAACATCAATATATCCTAACTCAGCCAGAGAATTAAATTCTGTTCCATTAACTACAGTATTATTTTGAATATGCCAATGTCCATGAATCCACATCTTAGGTTTATTAATATCCCAAATCATTTGTAGAGCATGTCGAGTAACACTGTTCCAATCAGAAAAATTTCTATAGTCTCTATCTAAATTATAACAGAATGATTCTGGACAATCATGAGATATTACAATATCCAGAGGTTTCTTTATTTTTTCAACTTTCTTAATAATTTTATTCAATTCTTTATATGATAGTTGTTCATCTGGCCACCATGATACGCCTTCTAATCGTCTTTCTCTATCAATAGAAAATGCTCCACCAATAAATAAGCATGATTTCTTATCTGCTGTGGTATGCTCTGCAAATCCGGTAGTCAGTCTACCATCTGGAATCCATTTGACATATGGGCTATCTTTATATTGTTTACATACATCGGGACTATCATGGTTTCCGCGAATGAAATAATGTTTACCTTTAAGATTAATTAATTCTCTATATTTAATATCAAATCCCATACCGAAATCGCCAACTTGAATAGATTTTCCATCTGGGCTATCGTTGGCGATTTTTACGTATTCAGAAACTTTTCCATGAATATCTCCAATAAATCTCAATATACTCTTCCTTTTTAAATATTAGATTGATAAATATGTATAACATATACAGATCGCAAACTTAATGCGACGATCATAATTACTTTTTAGGGGAAAATCGTCATTCCCCTAATTTTTTAGGAGTATACCATGTCAGCTTTAGATAGTCAACCATCAAACTATAATTTCTTATCATCAACAGGGTTTACATTTTTCGTAAAGAAACTTCCCACTACTAATTTCTTCACTGAGAGTGTGAATATTCCCGGAAAAAGAATTACATTGGCCCAACAATCAACACCTTTTATTAACATTAATGTAAATGGAAATAAAATGGTTTATAATGATTTAACGGTTACATTCATAGTAGATGAGGATTTAGAAAATTATCTAGAAATTTCTAATTGGCTAGATGGTTTAGGTGGTCCAGAGAGTTATGCACAAAGGGCAGAATTGATTAGTAAAAATTGGAAGGGTGAAGGTAAGGAATCTGATTGTATTATTAATATTTTAACTAATACGAAAAATCCTAATGTGAGGGTTACTATTTTAGATGCATTTCCCACGTCATTATCAGATTTTGTTCTTTCATCAACTCAAACATCAGAGGAACATGTTGTTGCAACTGCGACATTTAAATATAAAAACATAAAAATTGAAAGAGTATAAGAATGAAATTAGATGATATTATTACATTATGGGAAGAAGACACTAAAATAAATGTGGAAGATATTGGTGGGGAAACGTTAAACACTCCAAAATTACATAGTAAATATCTAAAAATATTCGCCAATGAATCTGCATTATTAAAGAAATATAAGACAGATCATAAAAAATTATACAGAATTAAATGGGAATATTATCTAGGATTACTTAGTATGGACCAATTGAAAGAATTAAATTGGGAACCATTTCAATATAAAATTCTAAAATCTGAATTGCCCATGTATTTAGATGGTGATGAAGATGTATCACAACATCTAATAAAAATGGAACTACAACAAGAAAAAGTTGGTGTATTGGATCAAATTATTAAATCTATTAATAATAGAAATTTTGTGTTTAAGAATTATATTGATTGGAAAAAATTTGAGAATGGAGTGAATTAATTATGACTACACTTACTATTAATTATTTTAATGAGGTTTACATAAAAGTTACTTCTGATGAACCTCATGTGGAACAGGAACTATCTGAATTACTAACATATGAAATTCCTGGTAGTAAATTCATGGCCAGAAAAAATCCAAAATATAAAAATTGGAATGGTAAGATTAAATTATATTCTAAACAAACCAAGAAAATATATTATGGATTATTAGATAAAATCATTCAATATGCTGCTGATAATTCATATGACATAGTTAATAATCTTCCTAAATCTGAAATTAACATGAATGACAATTCTATTCAGGAATTTATTGATTATCTAAAACTTCCTGTCACTCCTAGAGACTATCAAATAGCAGCATTCCTAGATTGTGTCAATAGTAATCGTCGCCTAATTGTTAGTCCCACAGGATCAGGAAAATCATTATTAATTTATATGTTATCCAGATATTATTTAAAGGGTATGAACGATAATAAAGTATTAATTATAGTTCCAACAACTAATTTAGTAGAACAGATGGCCGGAGATTTTCTGAATTATGGATATAAAGAAAATGTTCATAAAATCTATTCTGGTAAGGAAAAAAATACTGACGATACTATAACTGTATCCACATGGCAATCACTACAGAATATTGATCCTGAATGGTTCAAGCAGTTTAGCGTGGTGTTTTTCGATGAGGCGCATACCTGTAAATCACGGGTTCTAAGCTCCATACTTTGCTCTCTGGTGGCCTGTAAGTATCGCTTTGGGTTTACTGGCACCCTCCAATCAGAGGAAGTAAATATATTAGTATTAGAGGGATTATTCAATACTCACAATAAAGTTATCAGTAGTAAAGAATTAATGGATCGGGGGGAATTAGCTAATTTATCAATTGATATTATAATGCTTAATTATGATGATATCACTAAAAAACTGGCTAAGGATTTTGAATATCAGGATGAAATTAATTTCCTAATTTCTCACAGGAAAAGAAATTCGTTTATATCTGGATTAGTTCAATCTCTGAAGGGTAATACTTTAGTATTATTTAATAGGGTAGATGGCCATGGAAAATTACTATTTGACTTATTAAAAGATAAGATGGAAAATGTATATTTTCTTCATGGAAAGGTTGACGTTAAAGATAGACATGGGACTATACAGAAGGTTGACAATCTTGAAAATTCTGTTATAATAGCCTCATATGGAGTATTTCAATTGGGTATTAATATTCCTAATTTGAATAATGCAATTTTTGCAAGTCCATCTAAATCTAAAATTAGAAATCTTCAATCAATCGGAAGAATTCTTCGTATATCTTCAAAGAAGAATAGTGCTAAATTATACGATATAGCCGATAATTTAGTCTATAAAGGTAAGAATAATTTTACATTAAACCATTTGTTTGAAAGGGTTAAAATTTACAATGACGAAGAATTTAAATACCGAACCCACCAATACACCATTGGATGATATTGATGGAATTGATGGAATTGATGGAATTGATGATATGGAACAGATAGAGGATACCAATGAGGAATCTTCCGATGAGGAATCTGGCGACGAAACTACCGATGAGGAAAATACTGAACAATTAACAGATTTTCTATTTGCTCCTATGGTCGTTAAATTGATGTGTGGCGATGAATTATTGGTTAGTAATTTATCACGAAACGGTAATTATATGATGGCAATTAATCCATACGTAGTTACTCGACAGATTATTAATAATACTCCTGCATTATTTCTATTGAAGTGGATGCCATATACTTTAACTAGAACTTTTCTATTCAGCCCAACATCAATTCTAACTGTCAATATGCCCAATCAAGAAATATTATCACATTATAAAACATGTCTAGAAGAGGAAACTATGGATGAATCTCAAATCACAACAAATAACTACTCCCACACGATTAACTAAACCTAGAAATCACTATATCAATAATAAAAAATTTCTAGAGGCATTTATTAAATATCAAAATGACATTAAAGAGTGTCAGGAAAATAATCTTAACGTTCCACCTATTCCCAATTATATTGGGGAGTGCATTTTACTATTAGCGAATAAGTTAGCACAGAAGTCTAATTTCTGTAATTATCCGTTTAAGGAAGAAATGGTATCTGATGGAATAGAGAATGTTTTTCTATATTTGCATAGTTTCAATCCTGAGAAATATGATAATCCGTTTGCATATTTCACTGAAATCATTAAAAATGCATTCATCAGACGAATCCAAAAAGAGAGAAAGCAAACGTATATCATTCATAAGATAACGGAATTTCAGACATATTCAAATTTGAGAAGTGAAAATCCCTCTGAAATGAATGATGATGATTTTGTCGAGACTTATGAGAATATGTTAAGTGAAAAGAGACGAAAGGCAAAAGAACGTCAGAATGAAAAAAAGATGCAAGAATGTTAAAATAGTTCTTGACACCATCTTTTTTAAGTTGTATACTAAACTGTGGTTTTATGAATAAGAATAAGGAATAACTGTTAATGACTATAATCAATAAGGAAATGGGTAACATTCCACCTATCATTGGACAATATGTTAGAAACATGTTTGATACAACAATACGTGAGCATGTTAGAGATAATTATCGTGATAACATACATTCTGTATTAGAATTATGTCAGGAAGCTCTTAAAGAGTATGATAAGAAGAAATCACATAATAGAATCTTTGGTAATAACAAGAATCGAAAATAATATGGCTAATGAAAATAAAATAGCTATTCTAGGTGATCTTCATTGGGGTGCTAGATCGGATAGTATTCATATTATCAATCACTTCAATAATTTCTTTAGTAAAGTATTCTTCCCTGAATTAGATAGACGTGGTATTACTAAGGTCATTCAATGTGGTGATCTAGTTGATAGACGTAAATTTATCAACATTAATACTGCTCATGCTATTCATGAATATTTTACCAAGGAAATAGAGAAAAGAAATATTTCCCTGGATATTGTTATTGGTAATCATGATACCTTCTATAAGGGAACGAATAGTGTTAATACATTGAATATTCTCTATAGAAATGCTCCTGATAATATCAAATATTATTCATCCCCAGCAGAAGTTATTATTCATGATAAACGATTTCTATATGTTCCCTGGATATGTGATGATAATGAACAATTATCTTATGAGTATATTCATAATTCTAAATCTGACTATATGATTGGTCATTTGGAATTATCTGGATTTGAAATGAATAAAGATAATTTTTCCGAGGAAGGTATGTCACATAGAATACTCAGTAAATTTAAACAAGTATTCACTGGACATTATCATCATAAATCAACAATTGATAATATCACATATGTTGGAACTCCATATGAAATAGTATGGTCTGATTATGACGATCCACGGGGATTTATTATATTAGATTTGGATACTGGGGAAACTGAGTTTGTTCAAAATCATTATTCCCTATTTCATCGAATAATCTATGATGAGAAAATTATTAATAATGCAACATTTCCATATGAAAAATATAAAAACACCTATGTAAAAATTGCCGTAGTTAGTAATAAGAAAAAACATAAGTTAGATGAATTTCTTGATAACTTCAATAAAGTTGAAACAATTGATCTACAGGTTATTGATGAAAGTGTATTATTAGATACCGATGTAAATGTTGATATGGAACAGATAGAAGATACCTATACCATAATAAACAATTACGTAGATAAAATTGAGATAGAAGATAAATCATTGATTAAACAAGAGTTAATCAATCTGTATAATGAAGCAATTCAATTGAATAAGGAATAATATATGCACATTAATTTTGAGAAAATAAAATTTAAGAATTTTCTCAGTTCTGGCAATACCTTCACTGAAATTTATCTTAATAAAAATAAACATACACTAATTGTTGGTAAAAATGGTAATGGTAAGAGTCTATTAATTGAGACTATTTGTTTTGCATTATTCAATAAACCATATCGTAATATCAATAAACCTCAATTGGTAAATTCCATCAATGGAAAAAATATGATTGTTGAATTGTATTTTGATATTGGTAATGACAAATATATCATTAAACGTGGAATGAAACCAGTTGTATTTGAAATTATTAAAAATGGAGTATTGATTAATCAGGAGGCAGATAGTAGAGATTATCAGGAATATTTGGAAGAGAATATAATTAAGTTACGACATAAATCATTTACACAAACCTCTATTATGGGAACGGCATCATTTGTTCCATTTATGCAATTATCATTGAATAATAGGCGCCTGTTTATGGAGGATTTATTAGATCAACAAATATTCACCACAATGAATATTATTCTAAAAACAAAGTTAGGTGATATTAAAACTAATCAGTCTGAGTTAGGTAATCAAATAATCATTCTAGATGAAAAAATTAATATTCATGAGAATTATATTAAACAACTCAATACTGATGAAACAGGTAAGATAAATTCTATTAGAGAAAAAATAGATGGATATAAAAATAACATAGTTACATTACATCAAAATATATCTGAATTAGAATTATCAATATCAGAGTTAGAGAAATCAAAGTTAGATATTAATAACTTAAATGAGGAAATATCAGAATTAAACAAATTCAATAATAAATTCAACAATAAAAAATCCAGACTTAATGAGGAAATTACATTTTTCAATGATAATGATGTATGCCCTACATGTAGACAAAATATTACGAATGAATTTAAATCTGATACAATAGAAAAACATACTAACTGTGTAAGTGAATTGAATATTAATCTACAGAAGATCGAGAAAAAATTAAAAGCTAAGAATAAAAAATTAGAAAACAATAACAAAATTCTTCATGAGATTAATAAAATAAATAATACAATATCACAACATAGAAACTATATCCTATCAGATGAGAGAATGGTTTCTAGTCTAGAAAAAGATATTAATAAGATTAATGAAGAGAATAAGGTTGCCTTCTCAGAGGGCGAGTTACATCAGCTTAGAGAAGATAAAAATAAATTATTACAACAAAAGGATACTATTAATAATAAAAAAGATATTTTTGATAATATCAGCGTGTTATTAAAGGATAGTGGAATTAAGGCACAGATTGTCAAAAAATATATTCCAGTTATTAATAAACATGTAAATAAATTTCTTGAAAACATGAATTTCTTCATTAACTTTGAGTTAGATGAGCAGTTTAACGAGACGATTAAATCTAGATATAGAGATATATTCTCATATGAATCATTTTCAGAGGGTGAGAAGATGAGACTTAATTTAGCTCTTATTTTCACATGGAGAATGATTTCTAAAATGAGAAGTTCCACTACAAGTAATTTAATATTCTTTGACGAAATAATGGATAGTTCACTGGATTATGATGGGATTGATTCATTTTTTAAGATGATGGATGAATTAGGCGAGGGAACCAATGTTTTTATTATCAGTCATAAAACAGATATGGTAGATAAGTTTACAAATATAATAAAAGTAGAAAAGGTGAAAAATTTCAGTAAATGGATACAACAATGAATATAGAAAAATACAATAATTTTAATAGTGAGGAAATTATTCAAATTAAGGATACTTTATATAAGGTATTAGAAAATAAAGCTGTGCCGGGAGTATCTGCACCCGAGTTAGGTATTAATTATAGTATTTTCTATGTAAAGAATATTCCAGGTGAGGATTGGATATTTGCTATTAATCCTAAGATAGTTAATTATTCTGATCAGATGTCGGTATATCACGAAACCTGTTATTCATATCCAGGAATCAAAGTTAAGATAATCCGTCCATATACGATCAGGGTAAGGTTTCAGAGTGAGAGTGGGGAAACCATCACTAGACAGTTAGAGGGGCCTGTAGCACGCTTATTTCAGCATGAAATGGTGCATATGGTATCCAATGCTGAACCCTTCTGGAATGCCGCTAACTTCCTACATAAGAATAAAGCGATAAAAGACTGGAAATCATTATCAAGAAAATTACATAGAGAAACATAGAAAGAAAAGGAATATTAATATGACAAACCATTATGATGATTATGAATCATATACTGTAGAAAATGAAGAATATGTCGATTATAGAGATCATCTAAATAAAATATTAGATAAACGAACATATGATTTAGAGGTATTGAATAATATTAATCAAGGAGATATTACTCAAGGAGGAATGGTTGGGGGTGTGGCAATAAATCCATTAGAACAATTTACTACTAAATATTATCCAATGGATAATGAACCTAATAAAGAAAGAGAATTTGTTAATCACCCAGATCATTATAATCCAGGTCCATATGAAGTAATTAAGATTATTGAGCATTATGATTTAGGATTTCATTTAGGTAATGTTATTAAATATATTCTTCGTGCTGGCGTTAAAAATGGAGATACCTATAATGAAGATTTGAAGAAGGCATTATGGTATTTACAGAGAAAGATTGACAATAAAGAATCTAATAATGCCTAGAATGCGAAAACGATGGCCGGATGAAATATATCATTCATCTACGACCATCGAGAATATGAGTAAAACCGCCAAAGAACAAGTAGCTAATAAAACAAGAAACCTCACAAGAATGGCTACTTGTGAGGTTTGCGGCGTAACTATACAGGAAAATATGGTAATACGGTGGCACGGAACAAAATGTGATATGTTAAATTATATTTGGGATTATAAGTCACCTAAATTATTAAAAAAGTAATTCTACATAGTGTTATTATCCTTATTAAAATTCTGGCGATTGTTGAATTAATTTTGCCACGGTTTCATTTGAGGAAACCTTTGCGAATGCCTTAATAGCAGAAGTTCCATCGCCTGTCAATATTTCCGTGAGAGTAATATTCTCATCTTGTAAAATTTGTAGTATTTTATTATCCATCATTACTGCTTCATCATAGGTCTGATTTCTGCCAGTTCTGTGATATTTTTTGTTCCTATGAATGAAGAAGTTAATGGATGGATATCGGTTGTGTTCCCATAGGACATACTCTTTCCAACAGATAGGCAATAGCGGGTCAGAGTAGGCCAGAGACAGGAGTAAGGGACTATCTGTGACCACCACATCCACTTTACCTGCAAGCCGCTCTAGGCGCCACGCCTGCTGCCCGAAAACATAGGGCTGATATCCAAGAACCTTGGTGCTTTCATCCCAGGTTAAATCCTTGGCAAATTCTGTTACTAATTCACAATTTAGTCCAGTCATTTTTAAATAACTGAATAGTGCTGCGGCAGTCGTAGATTTTCCCGATCCTGCCCCAGCGAAGAAATTAATAATTATCATCATTACCTATTCTTCAATCCTTCTTATTAAAAGTAAAGATTACGATACCAGTAACACTAAGTAAACTACCACATAATAGTGAAATGGTAGCCCAAAGATATGCCTCACCATAAAATAGAATAAATATTCCAATTAGTATACCACTAACAAGGGTAATAATATAGCCAATGGAGAATAAAATTACATCAATATACTCAATAAATATTTTATTCATATTTGTCAATTTAATTATCCATCTGATAGTCTGTTATGTAATGCGTCAATTCTATCTTCTAGCATATTAATTTGTCGTTCTAAAGTTTCTCTAAGACAACTTAAGCTACTTTCAAATTTATTAGTTAAATCTTTAATACTATGCATATTTTCTGAAATTTCATCTTCAAGTGTAGCAATAATTAAATTCTGGTCCCTGATATCATCTTGAAAATTCCAAATATCTCGCTCTAAGTTTTCTAAAGTAATCTCTATTTCTATTGATGATTTCATTTATTTTCTCCTATTATTAATAATTCATAACATGTGAGATAATATGAAATCCCTCATGATAGGAAGGTTCTTGAAACGCATTTTTCATTGTAATTAATGCGCTATGAGGGATATGTTTATCTTTCCGTTGTTCCAACCTACGTTCCCATTCCATTTTTGGCAATTCTGGAAATACGTAACAAATTTTAATATATTTGTTAGAAATATCTTTCATTTTATCATGGCGGGATTTCCGACTCATATTAGTATGATCATCAATTACATTAACAGGATAGTCATCGTTACAATATACATTCCTATTAAAAATTACTTTCTTTGTTGCATCTGCAATGAATTTAGTAAATCCATCGGAATATGTAATTCCAATTTTATTACATTCAGATTCAATAATATCATCGGATGACAATACGTAATATTGTCCAGTCTTCTCCAAAATCTTGCGGAAAGTTGACTTACCACTTGCGGGCAGTCCAACTAACATTACATATACAGGTTGATGTGCCATTATACAATCCTTATTTTCCAAAAATAATAGTTTTCATAAGTATTATGAATGTTATAAAAAATCCTAGTAGAATAAACAATAATGAATATCCTACTAGGTAACTTAATATTAATTGAATTGTTTCATTATTCACTGGTATTCTTATAATTCCATTTAGTTGCTACAATTTCTCGATTACGTTCAAATCGACTATTTGACCCAAGATTTTTCAGAAGATACTCCGTCACGTTACCAATGTCAACACGTTTCTTGTCAAAACATGAAAATGCAATAGAACGCATTCCACTACCAATATTAGTAGTATGAAATGCAAATTCCTTTCGTGTCATATGAGAAGTATTATTAATGAGTTTTTGAGTTAGAGATACAAAATCAATAATCTGATCCCATACATCTTTATAATAATTATGAAGTTTTTGGGCATCCTCCTTGTAGAGTAATGGATATAGATCATCAACCTTTTCATTAAGAACCAATTCCATTACATCACGTTCATTCTCAATAAGAGACTTTGCACGATGCAGGGAGACATACAAATCAGCTTTAATTTTTACCATATGCCCATCATCAAAACGAATAACGATCCCTTCACCTTCCTGCATATTCTTCACGTAATTAAGAATATCATTGAAGTTATCGCCGGTATATGAAAATTGATTCACAACAGGAATTAGAAAGAAATCCGCGACATATTTCATGTTATTATAGTTATAATATTTACCTGTAATGTTATCCCGAATAGCAATTAGAGTCAACTTATCCTCGGGATAATCGACTACAATACGTTGCTGGCGCGAAGTCCATTCAAAAATAGGAGTTAGATTATTATATTCACAATAATTATAGATACTATGATAATTGTTATTCAGATCATAATCATTAGACATAAATTCATCAATTTGTTTACTAAGATCAGTCTCTCCCATCTTTGATCCCCAAATAATCTTGCCATTAATCTTGAATGGAGTAATCATACTTCCATCAAGTTTATCCAGAATAAC